GATAAGAGTTCCCAACACATTAATGATCAATATCGATAGATATTGATCATTTTCTGCGCCGAAGACCTTTAGGTCTGAGGTGCAGTGTTGAATGAATATATCAGACTTCTCATGTTAGACTATTGCGCCAACTTCTTTACATAATTAGATTGTGTTGTCACATAATGAATAAAGATTGTTTGTACATCAAATCAAATATGACTAGAGGATTCGATAAGATCTTAATCATTTTCGAATCGATAGATTCGAAAACTGTGAAAGATCAGAGAATCCGATAGACATATTTGATTTTTTGATCAAGGATCCTTATCCGTCGTGTGGGGGCGGAACCCTACTGAGGTGCAGTGTTGAATGAATATATCGGCTTTCTTATGTTAGAGTATTGCGCCGACTTCTTTACATAATTATAATTGGATTGTGTTGTCACATAATGAATAAAGATTGTTTGTACATTAAATCAAATAGGGCTAGAGGATTCGATAAGATCTTCATGATCTGAGGATCGGCAGATCCGAAGACTCTTGAAGATCAGAGAATCCGATAGACATATTTGATTTTTTGATCAAGGATCCTTGTCCGTCGTGTGGGGGCGGAACCCTGCTTAAAATGATGTTTATAATAGATGAAATATAGTAACAATGAACTCTATTATCGAATATATGGTAGGTCTACCATTAAAACAAATTGATTGGACATCACCAAATTCGGGACTCTCTGAATGGGAATTTATCGCATTGATGAGACCGTTCCAATTTATTCAAATGAACTATAAACGTTCACTTTTTATTAAAATGATAAAAGGCGCATGTCTTGCTCTAAATATAGATCGATTGAACTGGTTTCCTTCACAATTTATCGATGGACATATATATGAAAACTTTACATATGTTGAATACGATATAATACGAATGACAGCACCGCAATTGATTGATCCTTCTGTATTCTCAATTTATCAAGGAAATGCGATCTATTGTTATTTAAATAAACGACAAACAACCGTTAAAATGGAAGCAGATCATGTTAATATTGAATTGTGTTATATAAATGAATCAGATCCAAATTATATGACTATCTATTACAAAATTATTGAGAACGGTGATATTGAACTCCTTTTGGCATTTCAACGACGAATATCGATTCCTACACATTATCGTGAATGGCTCAATTGAAGATCTTTTAAGATCTTCGAATATTAATATGATTATTATAATCGATCAAAGTCGATCTCTGGTTCTGGTTGTGCTGCAGCACCGGCAGTACTGCGCATATATCCAAGTTCCTCCATGAAATCTTCTGCATCGTGTTCAAAGATATCATCGGCATCATTGCAGATATCTGCAGCTGTTGCACCAACGCGATCCGATGCGGTAACAATTCGGAGTGGAATATATCCAGAATCGCGGAGTTCATTGACTTCATCAACTGTGTAAACCTTCAGTATAATACCAGTCATAACATTGCCACTGCTATTCCATGATCCCAACCGCAAATCGGGTGGAATCATAGCGGCAACAATTGTGTGATCAGGTTGCAATTTGAAACTCCTGGGGACTCTGAGATCCCGCAATCGCAACACAATTTGTGTATCGGATCGAAACAATCCGGGGTACTGTTCCATAAATCCAGCATAATCATCCCGCTCATGATCCGGACAACAATTGAGAAATTGGGCGTACCCCTCTCGACCATTTCCCGTTACGGATGTTATGATGAACATACCCACACCACTGGCGTAATCGGGTGTGTCTAGTTGACGACGAGCACGAGGCTGCCGATCAGAGTTTTTGAACCGTTTATCTTTTTTAGGCATTCTACTACAATAGTTATAATTATTGATGAAATCTTTAAACTGTTTTAGATGTCGTCATCAACTTTCAATTCCATTTCTAATGAATCATCAACCTCATTTTGTGATCGATCATCTGCAATCATTTCATCAATGGCATTATCATACGAAGATATATCAGTAACACCATTTTGATGCAATTGACTATGTGCAATAACCATATTATCCATATAGATATCTTCAAATGATTCGTCATTATCTTCATCTGATTCAGGTGCAGCGGCGGCGGCAGATGCTGCCGCGGATCGAGTTGCACGATGATGGACAAATGGGCTCACATAAAGAGATTGCGGAATTGTTTCGATAAACTCTTTTTGTTCAGCTGTAAAGATCGTATCACTCACAAATCGGTCAGCAATATTCCGATAAATTACTCTGACATCATTCAAGTTTCGAACATTTCGTCGCATATAGTTGCATTCAGAGCACATTGGGATACAATTGTTCTGAACATATCCATTGTTATAGTTTGCTCGATAAATACCGATCGGAACTTCATCCGGCGTTCGCAAACAGTGGAGGCATTCATGTGCAACAGTCCGATTGAAATACGGCAACGAAATATTGAACTCAATTCCACGTTGAACCGCATAATCACGAACATATCCAAACGAATTTCCTCCATATACCGGCCAATATGTCTTATAGTTTTCGGTCGGTTGAAGGTTGAGACCTTCTACTTGATTACTATTCAAACATATGATATTGTAACATCGAATCACATATGTCATCGCATCAAGCGATCCTTTATTGATATTACATGCTACACAGGCCGCAACCGTGTTTTGAATTGAATATGGTCCAGATGAGTCTAGTCGATCAATACTGTTCAACTCTTCGGTGCCTTTATATCCGCAATATGTGCATGGACTGTTATACAATCGACATGCATACTCAAATGTAAAATTGGGATCAATTTGAATATTTCTTAGAATAACAGACATCAAAAATGTTTCCCATTTCTTCTCAGGATTTTTGTAGAAATATCGGATATGTTTGATACGAATACGTTCACGATATGCGGCTAAATTTGTCGTCATTTGACGAACATGATACATCCGCGAATATGTGCGCTGTTGAATGCGATACCGTTCCAATTCATCAGATGGCATACGCAAAATCTCTTGCATATGACGAATATGCTGAACTTTATCATTATCCTGTCTCAAATGACATGATCGATTAGTTCCTTCGAAACAGTCTAGTGGATGACGTTTATTACATCCGCTACAGTGTTTAAATCCGTCAACTGGATGTAATGCGCTTGCTCGCTGATTACACACTTGAATGATTTCCATGCAATTACCACATGTATTCAATCGATGAGTTGTTTCGCCTCCTTTTCCAAATGGAAACATCGTTCTCAAATGGTATTCGTCACACATAATACACTGTTTGTATTTAGCACTCTGCATGTTTGGCAATAGTTCAGTGATCGGGATATATCCTTCTTGACGTTTCCTAATTTCACGCAAATACCACTCTTTCAACATGATTTTGGTAACTGGTTCGGGCAATGGTTCCGCTGCTGCGGCGGCTCCTACCCTGGCTCCTGCCCTGGTTCGTCGCAAATATGCAGTGTAACACTGTGCGCATCTAGCACCTGTGCCGTTGAAGGCTGTAATATTACTAGGTGTTGATACAATAGTGACATTGTGGGTAACACATTTGATTGTCACTGGGTTTTTTGATGTAACATAAACTGTTTTGCTAAAGTCGTATTCTGACTCAGGATAATTGTCCCTGTAAAAGTTGATCAGTTTCGTTATTTTGGTATTGTCCACAATATGTCCTTTTGCTTTGCAGGCAGGACATTCATTTGTACGGAGTGTTGTGGATGATCTTGAAATATAGTCACCGGTTTTGATACACAAAACATTAATGGATTTTTTACCATTTTCAATATGAGTTGGATACAAGAAATGATCTTGGATCTCTGGAGCATCACTTTCAATAAGCAATCTCCATGCTGGATATGTCCTAATTAATGCCGCCCCACAAGGTGCAAGAATTGCGGGATAGACAGCGTCAATTGGACAGTTTGCGATTGCTGTTTGCACAGCGGGAAAAGTTGATGTACGAATTGCTTCGGGAATATTCATCGAGTATCTTACCGATTATTGGATCATTTTTTCTTAAACCACTTTCGTGGGATGATTTTATCACCCAACCCAACCATTCCACCCAAAGTCGAAAATACGTTGAACTAATTTAATGATAGAGATAGTCAAATATTCAAGATTATATATAATATTGAATCGAATTGCATATATTGTATTTTTTTGTGGATATATTTTGTATTTTTGTGGTTGGACATAGCCATGTATTGTATGGGGTCGGAACCCAGCCCATGCTCAACTTGAGTATCCCAGACCACCCATGCCGGACATAATCCGGAGGATATTGTAGTTACGCGCATACACGCGGATCTTGGAGCCATTGGCCGCCTTGGGCGTCAGCTGAAGCTGAAGCACCGCAGTGTCGATACGCGAGAAGTTGCAAGTGCCGGAAGGCTGGTGCTCCTCGGGCTTAAGCGCGAAGGAGTACACATTGATACCCGTCGAGGGGATGTTAGTGTGGTGCTGGTAAGGCTGAACCAGGTTGAAATAGGAGCCCAGACGCTCCTGGAACCTATCGTGACCGTTCAGCTGCAGCTTGGCACGCACCACAGGGTTGCGGCCAGCGCCACGCGGGTTGTTCGCATGGTCGGAGTACTCCGCAGCGCTGTTGTAGCTGCCGAAGTCCGTGGGGCCAAGCGAATTCACGCTGGCACCCGGGTAGAACGACGACGCATAGTTCACACCAGCGCGAGCAGGGCGCACGCTGTCGGTCGTGCGTGCACCAGCGGGCACACCCAGCGACGTCAGGTAAGCCGCATAAGTCGTGTCAAGCGCAGCGGTGCCCACATAGGGGAACGGCGTCTGGCCAGACTCCACATTCGTGAACGTGGCGCCCTCGGCCGTCAGCAGACCATTCGAGTCCAGTGCAAGACCGGAATCGTTGTCGAAGTCATCAGTGTAGTTCGTCCACTGGTTGATGTTCAGGCGAACCACATCATCACGCTGCACCACCCACAGCAGCTCCATCACTGGGTGGTTGAAGTTCAGCTTAACCTTCTCGTTAGTGTTCACCGTCGACTCATCTCCAGTGAACTGCAGCTGATCGATCAGGTACTCGTGGCTAACCTGGGCAAAACGACGACGCTCATCAGTGTCGAGGAAAATGTAATCCACGAACAGCGACGCCGCCTCAAGTCCACCAACGCAGAAGCTGCCAGCAGATGCACCGCTGCTGCAATCCGACACAGTGCCAGTGGTCACGTAGCACTCATTCTTCGCACGGAACTCAAGGTTCACCTTCACCTCGTGGTACTGCAGCGCAATCAGCGGCAGCGCAAGGCCAGCATTGCGGCAGAACCAGAAAGGAAGAGGCACATACAGAGTCGTAGACTCAGTGCTGCGCAGACCAGTGCCAGTCAGCGACACAGTGTTACCCACCATGTTGTCATAACCAGCCTGCTTGCCAGGCTCGCATGTCAGCTCGTTCCAGATGTTCAGGAAATCGCTGTAAGTCTTGTCGATGCGGCTGCCACCGATCTCGATCTCGCAGCTCTTGATCACCTGGTGGCCAATGTAGTTCACCCAGCGGAAAAACTTCGAGCTGGCACCAGTGTCCACCGACGGCAGAGTCACCTGCAGATACATGCGGTGAATCAGGTCACCATTGCGCGAGATCGTGCAAGTCACCTTACGACCGAAATCCGCCGTGCCGTTAAAAGTCTGCTCAATCGACTCCATTGAGAAGTTCGTGTGGCGACGATACACCGTCTTGAAGAAAGTGATCTGGGGCTGACCAGTCAAGTAAACATCCTGTGCGCCGTAGGCAACCAACTGCATTAATGCTCCTCCCATTTTGTCTTACTCTTAACCCTAGAAATTTTGTTACACTGTTACCCCATAATAATCGCGTTTATTTGTCACGGATCTGATTTCCATCTAACGTTCATCGATTTCAAAAAAACATTTTATCACATTCACATTTTTATCCAACTCGATAATAATGAAATTACATATCAAACTTCACGACGCTGTCGTTAAAATCATCAGTTCTCATCTCGATTACAATTGGGAACAACCTTTCGATGAATCCAATCTACATAGTGCAGTCGGATCAGGATTCTTCTTTGACCGCGCTGGACATATTCTCACATGTGCACATGTCGTCGAAGCAGCACGATTCATCTATATCGAAATCCCCCAAATGAGTTCACAGCGATATGAAGCCAATGTCATTTCCATCTATCCCGCTGCTGATCTCGCCGTACTCCAAATACATGGATACAAGAATCGACAAACACTTCCCATCGGCACTTGTCGCAATGTGAAACAAGGTGTCAAATCAATCGGTATCGGTTTCCCTTTGGGACAGAAAAACATCAAATTCAATGAAGGCATCATCAGCGGTACCGAAGGTTTTAAAATCCAATCCGATACTCCCATCAATCCCGGCAACTCAGGTGGACCACTCATCGTTAAAGGTCGCGTTATCGGCATCAATCAATCCGGAGTTACCGGT